CCCATGTGCACAGCGATGTGCGCCTGATGATCCTGATACAGGAACGCCTTGACCGGTTTACCCATCAAGATATTCTGGTTCTCTGTAATCGGATCACGCGGGCGCGTGTCGTCTTCTGTCGGTACTAGCTTGGTGTAGTTCTTAATGCCCAAGACATCCAGCATCTGTCTGTGGAGTAGTGGCATGTCATACAGTTGTGGTGCTGTTTGTGCCAGCTGTAGTACCGCTTGGTACTGCACAACCTTCTGACTCATCGTTGCAGCGTTCGGATCACTGACCGGAATCACATCCACTTGGTCGTAATCACTCTGCTTAGCCCGACGGTCACCATCTACAGGCTCGTAGTCATAGTCTGGTGGTGTGAAGTCCCTGATGATCTCTTTTAGAAGCCGGAACTCTTCGTGCATCGAGTAGTGAATACGCGCCTGCACTGCCGACATGATCTTCAAAGTTCTTTCGAGAATCGCTAGTGTCGTGCCTACGGGTGCCTGCGCACTCATATCACTCACTTGCAACTCAGCCGCGTTAGCAAACCTGCGACCTTCTTCGATGATCTTGTCCATCAAGCCAGCTAGAACTGCGCTTGGCTCTTTGTATGGCAGCGGCAAAATGTTGTCGCGTATCGCACCGCTTGGTACATCTACGTCTCTAAACTCACCCGGAGAGATCGGTGTGTCATCACCTTTAATACGCATACCACGGGCTTTTAGACCACCCGGCAGGTTAGAGAGTGTGCCTGCATCAACAAGCTGACGTAAAATAGAAGTGCCTGACTTCGCATACGCCCCGATCAAGTGAATGAAACCGAAGCAATAGAAGCCAAAGCCGGGGATGTAGCCGTAGTGGACAAAGTGCGTACGCTTGTTTCTTAGCTTGTCTGTCGGTTTCCAGTTGCGACGAATAGACAGAATTTTCTGCGACGACTTATCTATAGTTACGATGTACGGCAGCTTAATGCCGTCTTCATCTTCATAGCCGGGCAGGTCTAGGTCAACCTGCATCTCAAGTAGTCGATAGCGGCTGTCGGTAGTAATCCGAAAGCCCATCTTCTCAGCGATCTTCTTCTCGATCTCTTCAAACGTATCGACCGGTTCACCAAGATCAACGTCACGATAGAAGCCATCTACTTGCAGCTTCCTAATCTCGTTCTCAGTCTTACGCATCACGTGCGTTACACGCTCTGCTGTTCTTAAACTTGACGTGCCGTACGGCACAACAACATCTTCAGCTGGAACGTAGATCGATGTCTGCCGTCCTAGTGACGGGTCGTAGTACACCTTCTTAAACGCGTTACCTGAGAGCCCCAAGCCCCACAACATGCGTTCATGCTCAGGACGGTATTCAGGCATCTCTTCGGTCAGACGATAGTTCATATCGTCTCTTACTCGCTCGGACGCCTCTTTTTTCTCAGGAGTCTCCTTACCGATGATCTTCGTCTTAACCGGCCCAGCAGCCGGGAAAGTCTCCATAATCGTTTCAGACTGGAATTTGACGAGTGCCTCTGAGAGAAGAGGGTGTGTAACTCCGCAAGCACCTGCCCAAGGTTCTGTACGTTCTTCAAGCTTCATCCCCAGCAAATCAAGCCCATCAACATACGTCTGTATCCAGTCTTTGCGACTAGCTACATCATCGTCGTAGTCATCAATCAGCTCACTAGCAAGCGCGGTTAACTCTGAGTCCGACAGATTCTCTGCTAGGTTTTCTTCAAACTCATCTTCTGGTGCTTCTTCTGGGTCAATATCAATCTCAAGATCACCAGCACGAATCTTTACTTCTTCTGGGTCTTCAATCTCAATCTCCAAGTCAGGCTCCATTACTGCCTGATCCAAGCCCTGCGGGGCTGCGTATAAACCTTTTTCGATGCTCATTTTATGTTCCTAAATATATGCACGGCCCGGCTCTTAGATACCGGCTCCATGTGGTGAGTATTTAGTAGCCCTCGGTCAAGTTCAAATGGGTTTGACTCGAACCACTTGTCCACGTCTTCTTTAGTCGTTACATACGGGTCTGTGTTGCCGTATTTAGCCTGCTTTAACAGCTTGCGGTTGTATTTCTTTACCCGCCACCAAAACTTAATAGTTTCTATAATACGCATCAGTAATAGCTCCTGTTACGTTTTGATTTAAACAGTTGAATCTCTTCTGGTTCATCGTTGTGTAGCCGAATAAAGCCGCCCTGTCTAAATCTCAAAAGGGCTAATGTCGTTGAGTCCACCAAGTCATCATTAATGCCCGACGGAAAGTCATTACACTCTTCAATAACCTCCATCGCCCAGCGTCTTTGCGGTGCCCATACGATACCGCCGTGAAACAGTGAAGAGACAGCGTTTACGCGAGAAATCTTGTCTTGTCCTTTGCCCGGCGTGAACTCTTGTACTGGCACGCCCATGCGCCTCATCTCCTGATACAACACGGAACCAGAAGACTTCTTCTCCACAATGAATGAGTCAGGCTCCCATTCACGATACTCTTCCAACACCAACTCTTTTAAGTCTGGGTACTCAAGACGCTTCTTAATTGAGTTCAGAAGAATGATGTTGTAGTTGTTTACTTCCTCGTTGTAGAACACACCCCACGTTGTTAGGGCGTTAAAGTCAGATCGATTGTTTGCTTCTTGTGCCGCATCAAGCGACATGATGATGAATTCGCACTGTGGTGGGTTGTCCTCTTCCCACATCTGCCACCACTCTCGTTTTATTAGCGCTCCCTCTTCTGACGTCGGCTGCTGCATGTACTGTGCATTCCAGTAGCGAATATCCAGTGATGCCTTTTTCGCCAGCAGCTCTTCAATCGGCCAGAATTCGGGCCAGAGAGGTTGGTCGTTCTCGTCGATTGCCGGGAACTCCACCACTTCCCAGCGATCCACATCCTCGCTGCGCTCCATTTGCGTGATAATTTGCCCAGTAAGATCAAGTTTGCTCCATCTGGTCATCACTACAATAATCGCCCCACCCGGCATAAGTCGCTGGATCGGTCCTGACTGAAACCACTCCCACGCTGGTAGAAACACTTCGGGTCTTCCCAGTTTTGCCTCTTGCTCAGAATGGGGGTCGTCAATAATAAATAGGTCAGCGCCACGACCAGCAAGAGCACCGCCAACACCGATAGCAAAATACTCGCCGTTAAAGTTAGTGCCCCACCTTGACGCACTCTTTGAGTCTGCCTGTAGCTCAATCTGCGGAAAAATGTCACGATATGCCTCCGATCCAACGAGATTTCGTACCCTACGACCGAACTGAACCGCCAAATCAGCGGTGTGCGAGGCCATAATGACCTTCTTCTGTGGATATTTACCCAAAAACCACGCCGGAGCGAGGTAGGAGATGAGTTCTGACTTACCGTGACGGGGGGCGATGTTCACAATCACCCGTTTTTTCTGTCCAGACGCGATTTCTTCGAAGATTTTTGCCAGTCTGTAGTGGTGTGGGCCCACTTTATAGCCCGGATAGACGTGTTTTACAAAGTCGAGGAACGAATCTTTACTGATTTCGCGGGTTACTTCCTCTTTGTACTTCTTTAATAGCTCAGCAGTACGCCGTTTCTGCTTCTCCGGCATCGTTGGAAGCCGTGCTCGCAGCTTATTTATGTCACTCGGTGACAGTCTTAGTGCGTCAAGTGCCAAGTCCTGCCCCCGTTTCGCGTACTTCGACGTCGATGACCTGATCTTCAAGCATATTTAGGGTCTCAAGCAGCTCTCTTTCGACTTCTTCCAAGCTCTGAACCTTATGGGTGACTTCAGAACGCTTCTTGAACGCATCAACTCCATCGATTTCCCCCAGTTTTGACAGCGCAGAGATGCGCGCCTTGGGGTCTTTTGCGTTTTCGATCTCTGCCACCAGCTTATTAACTACATATAGTTTCAGATCAGACAGTTCTTCCACGATCATGCAGTTGCTTTGGGCCACCATCCCAGCTAGGTACGCCATGACTTCGTTGGGGTACTTCGCAAACTCCGGCCTGTGGGCAGGGTTGTGGATCATCTGGTGTGCGATTTCCCTTGCCTGATCAATATGGTCAGCAGAGGGCTCGATGGGTTTGTTGTTTAGGTCAGCAACTAACTTAATAGTACGCGCCCGCATCTCTATCTCTTCTTGCGGGGTGAGGTCGGGCATTGCCTCAAGTGCTGAGGCTGGGAGAGGAATATCTTCCTCGATGTTTGGGATAAGGGTATTCATATTGGCTTTCTGTGGCCTAACAGAATTCTGCGAAATATAGCAGGTGTTGGGATAATGTAAAGGGTTGTTAAAATAGCAACAAAGTTTTGGAAAATTTTTGCGAAATATTTTTAAGTGGGACAAACCTCGTTGTAAATAAAATAGGGCTCAGGAAATATTTTCTTACGTGACGTAAAACTTAACTACTTATTGCTGAGTGCCTTGATCACCTTGAATACCTTGAGCATCTTGGGTTTGTTTAGGAAAAACGAATGTAGGTAGCTAGTTTCGGATTTTGTGG